ATGCGGGCTGTTGCCATCCTCTGTCCACTGTATATCTGACCCAGATGAAGATGATTGTGGGGAGGTGAGCGCCCCAGAATCGACCGAGATGCCTGTTCCGTAGGACGACACAGTGTCTTCGCTTCCGACCGATAGCTCCTTTGTATTGGTCAGATCGTTGTTTACGTCGGCGGTAACCTCGTCGTTATCTTCGTCGTAGTAGCTTGGTGATCTATTTGTCATCGTTAAGCTGAATCAACCCCTGGTCTGGCTGGTATAGTAACACGTTTATCCCAGAGAAACTTAAGGCTTTCGGTTAAAGGCTATTTTCGTTCTGCCCGATACGTCACCCTATCGGTCGTCTACGATGTTCTGTGTGATGAAGTCCAACATCACCGACAGGATTGCACTCGTACTTAATTGCTGGCTACTGAGAACGTCTTTGACCCACTCGCGCACCAAGTGGTTCGTTCGCTCGGGGACTTCGAGAGCGGGGTCGAACGTCCACTCTGTCGGGCCGTCGGTATCCTCGATTAACGTCTCGCGCTGGCCGTTGTGGTCGGATTCCAGGACGAGTTCCCTGCTATCGTTGAGGCTAACGTAAAGTGTCATTTGTGTACCACCAACTCGATTTTCTGGTAGCCCCCTTGGGCATCGGTTGCTGAGTTTTGGTTCTCGGCCCGTCCAGCTAAGATAAACGGGGCACGTGAATCACCCGACGGGAGGTTTGACGTGTGTTCGGCTCGCTGTGTTCCGTCAACATAGTATACTGTTCGCGTCCCAGAAGTGAACTCCATCCGGAAGTCGTAAGCCCCCGGCGAGGGGGCTGAGTCTATTTGGGTCCGGTTTTTGGTGTTCGAATCGTTCGATACCGCATACAGCGCGCCACTGTCAAACTCAAACCCGATCCACTGATGGTCGTCGCGCAGCAATCCGTTACCGAAGCGGATGATTTCGCCAACGTCGTTCACGCTCACGTAACATCGCCACGATCTATCTCGTGACCAATCTTGTATTTCGATTGGGGAAGTGACATCGTTATCGTCACCGGGATGATACCAACACTCGCCCAAAGAGTCCTGCGTTCCGCCAGTTCCGAACAGAAGCGCTCCCGGTTTGGATATCGCGCCGAACCCGGACCCGGATGAGTTGTCACGAAGATATTCGACCGGTGGCAGAAAATTGAAATGAACCGACTCGGTTCCAGCGGGGTTGAAGTCTCGGGTGACAGATAGTTCCCCAGTAGTGACAGACTGAGAAATTACATCACCATCAGCCCGCTCGTACACAGGAGTACCGGTCCTCCCGGGACCCTCGAAGTCCGACTCCACCACCCCAACGGTCGCCCCGTTCTGAACCCGGTAGTCATCGGAGGGAGCAACAGTCTCGTATACACCACGGAATTGCTCCACATCAAGCTCCGTGTTATCGGCCTCGATGTACGCCAGTTGACTGACATCACCGTTGTCGACGAACCCACGCGCGTACGAGGTATTGAGTTCGTTGTGGCTACCACCCACGAACCGGTAGTGAACACCGGGATAAGAGTCGGTCCGATAAAAGTTCTCTTCTGCGCCACAACCGATCACTGCCGAGTTCCGCAGCCTGTCGAAGTCGTATCCGACACCACACCCTTCTGCTGCACACCCTCGGAGCGTGGAGTACGTGATCGTCTGGAGGAAGAACCCTGCCTCGGTGCAGGTAAGTGTATAACAGTTGTCCATATTCACCGAGGTCCCGCCGTTGAACATGGCTATTCCAGTCCCAGAAACCTTCTGCACTCGAAGGTTCCTGAAGTTGCACATGATAGGCGTGTTGATCGCAAAGGCGTTGCCCGCTGCGAAACCTTCACCGAACACGTCCTCGACACTCACGTTCGGCACGTTGTCGGCGTTGTTCCGGTCGAGGTACAACATTGCACCATAGGAGGCGTTTACCCCTGGCCCCACCATGGAGAGTCCTTCGAGGTGGAAATCGGATACGTCAGTACCTGCAATCATTGCGCCAGGGAAGCTCGCTCCGGACCCACTCTGATCGGTTTCGATCGCAGTAGCGTCCCGCCCGTCGCCCTCGATACTGATACCGTCCCCGACGACAAGCTCGTCCGAAATCACATAGGTCCCGTTCGGAAGGTAGACGGTCCCACCGCCGTTGGAGATACCGGTGTCAATTGCGGACTGAATGGCTGCCGTGTCGTCGGTAGACCCGTCCCCGGTAGCCCCATAAGAGGCCACATCGTAGACAGGCTTCTCGGCGGTTGTGGACGTATCAGCGGACAGTTCCCCCGCATTGGTCACGTCCGCGTGAACGGTGCTAACCGGTGAGGACGACGTGCCCAGGGTCTCACCCGAGTGGTCGTGATTGGCGTCAATTGTTAACGTATCGTTTGCATCGTCGTAACTGATCTGGACGTTGTTCCCGCCCAACAGGTACGACGCCACCATGTCCTCTACCTCCTCACTGGATAGTTGTGTGTCGGTATCCGTCGAGGATACTGTGAGAACGTCATTACTGTCGTCGTATGAGACACTCGTTGCGCCCGAACCTGTCACCAGTCCGCCCACAACGTCCTGTACGTCCTCATCGGACAACTGTGTGTCAGTATCGGTACTTTCTACCGTAAGGGTCCCGTTACTGTCATCGTAGGAGACACTGGTCGCACCCGAACCTGTCACGAGCCCGCCAATGATGTCCTCTACCTCCTCATCCGATAGCTGTGTGTTAGTATCCGTCGAGGATACTGACAGAACGTTACCGCTATCGTCGTATGAGACCGCCACGTTGTTGCCAGCCAAGACGAAATCGGCCACAACGTCCTGTACCTCCTCATCGGATAGTTGTGTGTCGGTATCCGTACTATCGACAGTAAGGGTTCCATTCGTGTCGTCGTACGAGACACTTGTTGCGCCCGAACCCTCTACCAGTTCGGCCACAATGTCCTCGACCTGCTCGCCCGATAGCTGTGTGTTCGTATCGGTGCTCTCGACCGTTACTGAGTCATTACTGTCGTCGTAGGAGACACTGGTCGCACCGGACCCGCTCAGTAGTCCCGCAACCAGGTCCTGTACGTCCTCATCCGATAGCTGTGTGTCGGTATCGGTCGCCTTCAGAGTACCACCCGAAACGGAGAGGTTCGTCCCCACCAGGTCGTCGATTTCGGTCCCATCGGTAAGAGATCCAGTTAGACCGTTCACGGTGAGGGTATCGACGGTCTTATCCTCGACGAGGGGCTCGGCTACGTTCCCACCGTTGTCCACGGATGCCCGGACTTTGGCCCCGATCGAACCGTCTTTGGGCAGTGTTGTGGGATCGTCTTCCCCACCTGTGATAACCCACTCGGCCATGTGTTTGGAGGTACGTGAGAGGTTGTCAGGGGTCAGTTCCACCTTTGCGGTCGTACCCTGCACGTTCGCCTCCTTGTCTGCCACCTTTGGGCCGAGGTAGTGCCTCAGTACATAGTTAACCTTCCGTCCTGTTAGATCGAGGTCCCGTGGTGCGCCATCGAGTGTCGTGAGGTCCGTCTCGATCTCCTCGTGATCGTTTTGGACCCATTCGTATTTCGTCATTATTGTCCGGTTAGATGATGAACCATTCGTTTCCGTCGGAAATCAACTCAATCGACTCGTACTGGGCACTCAGTTCGTCGGTAGTATCCCCGTTGATGGTCTCGCTTCCGTTCGGATCGACCGTAACGGAGTTCCCACTCGAATCGGTCTTGTGCAGTACGATTTGCGTGTCGGCCCCCACGGGAGGAAGTGTAACCGTAAAGGCTCCTCCGGAGGCATCACAGAAGACTGCCTCCATATCACTCGCGGTGTAGGCCGAACTAACGCTTGTCGTGTTGTACCCGAGCGCGTTTCCTTCGACGTTGACCGAGACGGTACCGTCCCCATCATCGGTCGCCACGATGTTCTTGGTGAAGTCGATGTCCGCGGTGTTGGCCACTAACTCGGTCCCGTTCTCCGAGACCGCGGTCTGGGTGTTGGTGTTTTTCGCGCCACCTTCGAGCGGACCGTCCCACACCGACTGGTCATCGTTGTAGGAGTACACGCCCGCTTCCTCCGAACCCGTCCCATCGACGTAGATGACGTTGCCGGGTTCGGCCGGAGCGTTCCCGGTCCCGGAGTAACTGGGCATTAGGTTCTTGACAGTGCTGTCCAGGTTCTCCGTAGTGAGATCCCCGAACTCCCCGTCTGGGAACCTGTTGCGTTCGGATGTAGTCGAGTTGGGACAATCGACCTCCCCAATCAGGACGGACTCGGGTGTGGGAGGATTCTGGGCCTGTGTGACCGAAAACGAGGGCGTTTTGGTCCCAGCCTGCTGGAATCCGGGCACGACGTAGATGAAGTTTACGGAGGTATCATCCAGGGATAGAGTCTGAGCGTCCAGGGTCGCCATGAACTGGGTCCCGTGCTCCCGTACCTTGCTTTTCTGGGTGGCCTCGAAGGATTCCTTCCAGATCCGTACCTTTCCGGCCGTAACGTCCACGGTCCCGGCCGAATAATCCGGATTCGTCAGTTCGACGCCCCGTACGGCATATGCCTCGGCGATCCCGGTACTGTTCCACTGTGCGAAATTAGCTGCATCCGCGTCCTGGTCCGGCTGTGGGAATAGTTTTCCTGCCATACATTACCTCCTCAAGTCGATGGGGATCTGAAACTCCACGGAGTGGCCCGGGTTCACCGTCACGGTGGAGAACACGTCCCGTGCGACGAGGATCGGGCTCTCCCCGGAGACGGTGGCCTTCGAGTACACACCCACCTCCCGTATCTCGGTATCGCTCGGCACCTCTGAACCACCCTGAATGGTGATAAAGCACTCGAACCCCTGGTCCGTACGGAGGAACCGTACGGGGTTATTATTATCGGTAATAATATCCGAGACCCGGTTGTCAAGGCTCGTGTCCGAGGTGCTCTCCGTCGTGCTGCCGGAACCGACTGCCATCGCGTCGATCTTGCCCTGGTCGGCACCGATGAGTTGTCCTTCCGCCCATTCGAGTCCGTTGTCTGTCGTAACTGTCATATATTATGATAACCGTTCGTCGTCCATCGTGTCATTGTCGAACTGTAGGGTCGAGAGGTCCTCCTCCCGCGAGAGGTCGCCCTCTCCGAGGTAACCCGAGCCGAGTCCGTCCGCATATCGCTCGGTGGTGGTGTCCCCGGCATCCATTATGACCGTATCCGTTTCGAGTGTGATCGTAATCTCGGTCGCTCGGGTTACATCCGAGAAGAGCCGTACGTTCGTACCCGGGTTCCGATACTGGATCGGAGGGATTCGCTCCACACCCGAGGGATCGGCCAGTTCGGCCAACTCGGAGATGGTTTCGGTTCGATGCGGCGTCCAGTTCCGGAGAACGATCTTGTATACGCTCTCCACGAAGTCCTCGTCCAACCCGACGTTCTCCTTTCCGCCGATGGTGGCCGAGGCTATCGCAAACCGGACCCCTTCGACCGTACCACGACCCTTGAACGCTCGCACGAGCGACTGTAGGTAGGTCTGGTACTCGGGGTTGTTGCGATCCTGTCGCTTTCCGAGTGGACCGAACTCTCGTCCGATCCGATTGAGGTCGTCGTCCTGTGCGTTCGTAATCTGGGCCGAGTTGACGATGTAGTTTACATCTGGGAGGAACTGTTCATAGGTTTCATCGAAGGACTCGGTGTACCGCTCGACCACGGGACGACACCGGTAGGACACGTAGAACGTGCTCCCGAAGTCGGGGACCAGTCCATCTTCCACGGTGTCGGCACCGAAGTCGATACTGTCCGGCTTCATGTCCCGGTCCTGGTCGGCCACCTCGTAGTCCTCGCCCTCGACGAGGAGGATTTCGTCTCCATCCACCTCTGCTCGGACCGACTGGACCGACTTGACGGGTGCCTTTCGGAGACGGTAGACGGTCTGTTCGGATTCGGTTCCGTCGTCGTATTCCTTCGCGTTGTACCGATATGGTTCCCGATCGACCAGCACGTCGTTCCGTGGGGTCGGAAACGGAACGTCGGCCATGATCGGGTCGTTGTTCTGGGCCGTACCCGGAATCGAGTCGTCCTGGAAGGTCTCCTCGCGTTCGTTCGAGGAACTCTCAGTATAGAGGCCGGACCCCTGAGCGCTTGCGACCACACTCGTGGTGGTCCCCGGACTGCTGGTGCTCATCGTGTGGGTAGTTCCCACCCCGTCGTCGATGATCTGTTTGCCGTCGGTCTCGACCGAGGGGTAGCTGATGACCGGCGGGGTGCGGAGACCATCGTTGAACTCCGTCCGTTCGGCCTCCACGGTCGAGCCCGAGGCGGCCTGTCCGACCCCAAGAGCCTCGTCTCGGCGAGAGGAGATCGTGGTTGCGACCCCGGCACCGCTATCGGACTGCACCGAGAGGGCGTCCGCGAAGGTGATCCGTCCGCCCGAACAGGTACTCGCCGTGCTCGCTGTGGTCGTACCCTGACCCTCTACCGCGGTCGAGGTACTGTCGAGTTCACCGTAGTCGACAGTTTCGACATCCAGACCGTTTTCTGTTGGCATCAGTAGAGGGTCCTAACGGATTAGCTCTCGGAGTGCTCGATGAAAATGTTCGATAGGGTGTACTGGTCGATGTTCGACAGGTCAACCGAGTAGGTATCGCTCTCGATCTTTCCGGTCGAAATCAGCCGGTAGGTCGAATTGGTCCCGTCGTTGAACTCGGCCATCAGGAAGTACGAGTCGATCCCCTCGTCCGAATCGGATGTATCGAAGTCCACCCGGGGGAACTCAAGCCGCTGGTTTCCGCCGGATTGGCTCGACGAGCAGTTCACCCGGTCGACCGACTGTCTGCTGTACGAGGAGCCGGTCGGTTCCGAGGTGATCGCTCCGATGTCGTCTCCGGGCCCGATCGCGTCCACCGAGTCGTTGTACAGCCCGACGGTGAAGTTTGCGGGGGCCTCGTAGTTGTTGATCAGTACGCCGACGATCAGTTCTTCGTAGTTGTTGGTTGTCGTATCAGTCATATCTGTTATTCCTGGGACTTAATATCGTAGGCCTCGACCTCGATATACTGTCCCGGAGAGATCTTCTGTGTGGGCGAGGCGATGTAGTCCTCGTTCAGTGGCTGGTTCACGTCGTAGTTGACCGTGAACTCGGTGCCGTCGTCCGGATACACTGGGCTCTGATCCTTCCATCCCTCGGAGGGATTCTTCGCACCCGATTCTGTGGCATTTCGCCAGTGGATCTCCAGGTCGAAGTAGTTGTCGCCACCGTAGAAGGTCTCCCACGCAACGGATTCCTCTAACTTGGTACCCTCCTCGTTGTCCACTGAGGCATACACCTCGTAGGCACCGAGGGTTCCCGAGGCAATGTCATAGTGCGGATAGAAGGTGGCCCCGTCGTTCGGACGGTTGCCCTCCGGGAGCCACCGGATCGAGTCTATGTCACCCGTCTGAGTCCGGTCCTGGGCCTCCCATGCGACTCCACGGTCATAGGCATGGCCATCACTGTCAGTGATCCGATAGAACGAGGAGTCCCTCGCCTCGAACCGGAGGTTGTACACGTCCTGGTCGGCGAAGTACTGGCTCGCGTCCTCGATGGCCAGGCCCTCTCCGACCCGATCAATGTACTCGTATTCGGCCGTAAAGGTCTCGTACATGTCCGGAGAGTCCCCTCCGTCGATCCACTCGATGAGGTCGGGTTCCTCGTCACGGGTACTGTCGACCAGACGGTAGTCAGTTCCCTCCGTAAAGGTCGTGGTGCCCTGGTAGGTGGTCGAGGTGATTTCGACCGTACTCGGCTTGATCGGGAGGACCTCGAACTCGTAGACCTCACCCGTGCCCCGGAAGACGTACCTCTCGAAGGGTAATGTCGGAGCGTTCACGTCGAGCGAATAGATGCCCGTATCGGAGTCGTATGTGTGTCGTTCGGACTCCACCGACTCGATTGCGAGACTGAGCGTCTCGATGTTCCGAATGTCGTCTTCGAGGTTCTCGATCAACTGTACCAGGTCGTCCTCGTACAGGTTCTCCCCGATCTCGATGTTCGTGAGGTACCGTTCGATCTCCGAGACGATATAGTCCTCGGTTATCCCCGTACCGGCTATCTCGGCCCGTACCGAGATGTTGATCCGTTCCGGGCGGATCAGGCGCTGGTCGAGGGCGACTGGGCGGACCTCGTTGATCACACTCAAAAGCTTGTCTCGCTCCCCACCGTCCACGATCACGTCCGAGTAGACCGGGTGCTGGTCCGTGTACTCGATTATCTCCACGTCCTCCACCCCGTCCACACGGGTCCGGATTCCGTCCTTCATCCCCTGTTTGTTGCCACCGTACGTGCGCTTGTGGATCGAACCCTTGATCCTGCTGCGGAACGAGTCATCCGACTCGCGGTCGGCTCCGCCCGTGATCTCCTGGTCGTTCCGCGCGGACACAACGTCCTGGGGTGGGTCCGGAAGGTGGATGGCCTGGCCTGGACCGATGTCGTACTGCCCACCGATCTCCTCGGCGACAATGGGCACCGTTACCTCCCGACCCGAGTCCGGTGTGGTGTAGTTCCCCTCGTCTATGGAACCATCCCCATCCAGATCGACATAGTACTCATAGAGTACGTCGGAGGTCACCGGGTCCGTCGTCACCCGTGTCCCCTCGTAGACCCGAGCGGTCTCGGATGCCACCTCGAAGGTGACGTGTCCGGTCGCACGAGTACCCGTCCGGCGCTCGACGCCCAACTTCTTCCCGATGGGGTCGAGGTTATCGGAGAACAGATACCTGTTGATCTCCTCACGGGTAATGGGTTCGTCCGCAAGGCCCAGGGTTTCCATATCGGACTCGTCCACGCCCGTACAGTAGTCGATCCAGTTCGAGAGGAGCACCGCCAGCGCGATGATCTCGTGCTCTCGTACCTTCATCGCGTACGCCCGGAAGTACTCGGTCTCGAACGAATAGGGCCAGAATCGGGACAGACCCGTGGTGGTCTCCCCCACGATCACGTCTTCGAGGTCCGAGAGGATCTCCTCGATCGTACGAGGAACGAAGGCCTCGGGAATCTCTCCGTTAGCCATAGATCTCGGCCTCCGTATACGTCCGCACGTCGATCTCCTCCGTGTCAGGGGAGATCTTCTTGATCGGATCTATCTCCAGGTCCTCCCCGATGGGCGCGTTGGCGAGGTAGTCCACGGTAAACTCAGTTTTGGGGTCCGGCGTGGTCCCGTTGGGGTCCCACACGATGTCCTGTACGTACGGATACTGGGCCTCGTCGGGACGGTTCTCGTCGTAGTCGACGGGCTCCTCGAAGGCGTAGTCGGCGTCGTTGACCGTACCACGCACCTCTTCGATGCCCACGGTGGGCACCTCGTAGTAGAAGTTCATCGTCTCGCCATCAGCAGGGCTCCCTCCGCTCACACTCCAGTCGATGGCTTGATAGTACCCGTCCCCGTCGGGGTTCACGAGGCCGAAGTCTACTCCCTCCTCATACCGTGTGTACCCACCCGAGCCGTCGGGGACCCGAACGTGTGCGTCTTCTGACATAGCCGTATACTTGAGGTCGTACACGTCTGTTCCCGACGAATAGGAGGTGCTGTCCTCGCCCCGGACCTCGGAGTTGTTCTTGTAGAGTATCTTGAATATCGACCCAGGGGAAGGGCTGGAACCACCGGAGAGCCACTCGATTGCGGTCGGATACCCTTCCCCGTTCGGGTCCACCGTCTGGTAGTCCGTTCCCTCCGTATAGGTGATGATTTCGTTGTAGTTGTCCTCCTCCACGTCGATCGTACCGGGTTCGATCGGAAGGACCTCGATAGGGTACTGGGCCGTACCGTTCCGGAATACCTCCTCCTGGATGTACCGTTGCTCCCGGATCGAGAGTTTCAGACCGTACTGGTCCTGGTTGTCGAAAAACCGATGCCGCTCGTTGTCGATCCGGGACACCCTCAGACTCAACGCCTCGATGTTTTGGATCGAGTCGTCCGCGTCCATGATGACCGAACGGATGTTGCTGCGGTAGATGTCCTCCCCGAGATCAAGGTTCTGGAGGTACTCCGTGATGGTCGTCTCCACGGCGGAGGCGTCGACCGTATCGTCCCCGTCCAGCAGGTCACACCGTACGGCCACACGGTACACCTCGGGGTCACGGGGGATATGTCTCATGGCCGACGGTTGTGCGTCGTCCAGCACGTCGGCCGTTTCGGTTGTACTACCCCCATCCGTCACCACATCGACATAGATCGGGTCGTACTGTGGGTATTCGTCGAGGTAGATGTCGTTGATACTATCGACCTCCTCCAGTGCGTAGATCTCAACCCCTCGGGCCGTACTCCCCCGGTTCGAGCCGAACAAGGCCGACCGTATCCGAAACTTGAGTTGTTCGTCCGACTCCCTGATCTTCCCGCCGGAGGTGCCCACCGGGTTGTCGATACCCTGGATTCTGTTCGGAGGCGACGGGAGGTACTGTATCGTGTTGGGATTCACGTCGTACTCGGGACCCACGTCCTCGGCGATGACGGGGACCTCTACTGTGGTCTCACCCGACAGGGGTGTCATGTACGGCAGGTCTTCATCGGGCACATCCGTGGTGATCTCGCCGTCGTCGTCCGCGTCCACGAAAAAGGACTTGTATTCGTTGTTGTTGTCCGGGCGTGTGGCCACCTCGGTGCCCTCGTACACCCGCACCTCGTCGTGTGACACCTGCACCTCGACCGTTCCGGTCGAACGTTCCCCGTCCTCCCGTACGAGCCCGTATTCCTTCGCTAACTCGTCGAGGTGACCCGACGAGAGGTACCGGTTGAGGTCCTCCGGATCGTACTGGTCGGCGAGTCCGAGGCGACGGAGGTCGTCCTCCTCAACCCCATCACAGTGGTCGATGGAGTGGATGAGTTGAGTCGCAAGGAGCTTCTCCTGATGGGTATTCATCTCCCGTGCCATCGATTCGGTGACGAGATCGTTCGTGGTCCCGTCGAGGAAAGAGGTGAGTTCGTCGACCTTGCGGTTGATCGTACCCTGTAACCTCGACATGATCGTGTTCCGTTCGTCCACCGAGTACATGTACTATCGCCTCCGAATATCGAAGGACAACTCCGAGGTCCCGTCTTCTATGATGGTGTCGAGCAGTACCTCGATACGCAGGGTCTCGCTCGAACGGTCGAAGTTCAACTGGACCGCGCCTACGATCGAGTCCACCCGCTCGTCCCGTTCGATCGTGTCTCGTGTGGCCAACCGGGCGTCCTCCTGGGTGCCGAGGTCACTGGTCGAGCCCAGGTATTCCTGTAGCTCCTGATGAAGGAAGTACGAGAGATCACTCGCCAGTTTGTCGAGACCATCGGCGCTCTCGATGTCGCCATAGGCGTTCGGGTTCATGTCAAACTGCTTATCGAGGTAGAACCCGACCCCAAGCTCGTGGTCCTGGTCGGCCATGCGACGTACGCCCGAACGTAAAAAGGTCGTGACGAAAGTTACAGGCTGGAGGTACTTAAGGCTTTTGGTCAGCCCGTACTCGGGTGGGTCCAGTTCAAGGGGCCTCGGGGTAGTCGTCGTAGATGATCCGGTCCGGGTCACGTTTCTGGTCCCGCCCGATCATGCCCTGTATGCTCGCACTCAGCGAGGTACCGGAGGGCGAGTCGATTCCGAACGAAATGTACTTAGGTTCCGTACCCGACCCGTACTCCTCTTCATACGAGATCGACCACACGGGCTCACCCTTCCGGCGGTACTCGTCCCGACCGTCTTCAAGGGGAAGCGTCTCATCGGTCTCGTAGGAGGTGTTGAGGGATATGGGCGGATCACCACTGCTCGTGGACCACCCGGCCTCGTCGGCCGTACCTGGCTCCTGTTTCAACAGCGAGCGGAGTTCCGTACCGGGAGACCCGTTCGTTTCGTCATAGACGAAGAACTCGGTTCCGGTCGGAACCTCCGGGGTGTCCTCGGACATGGAGAGGCTGAAGATGTTGATCTGCTGGTCCGGGTCGAGTCGCACCCGACCGAGTATGGCCGGATCGTTCACCATCTCCTCGATCTCGCCCTCACTGAAGTTGAACGAGGGCCCCACGATGTCATAATCAGTACCATACTGCGAGGCCATCAGGCGGGGTTCCTCGTCGGGATACTCGGGATTGTCGTAAAGACCCATCCACTTGGTGGGTTCACGGTTGCCCGGGGTCTCCTCATCACGCCACCCCATACGCATGTACTCCTTCGACATGTCGTGCTCGAAGGCGAAGGTGTCCCGTTCCAGGTTTGTCCCTTCCTCGTCATGGGACTCCCGGTCCTCGATACCACGCACTATCTTGTACAGACCCTCCTCTCCCATGGGTGCACGGGTATAGTTCGTGTACACCACGTCCGTGACGTAGGGGGCCTCGTGTACATAGTCAGCGTCCTCGAAGTCGAGTAGCACCACGTCCCCGTGTTTGGGCACCCGAACCTCCCCGTCCATCGAGACGGGTATCTGTAGGTCCCAGCGGGTGTGTTCGGCATCACGCATGTCCACGTTGACCTCGTGGTTCGTCTTGTCACGCTCCCGTACTCGTGCGTTAACACGGGCCACGATTCCGACCTGAAGCTGGATGTTTCGGCGATCGAACTCCCTGGCAATGTAGTCGGCGGTTGAGGAGCTAACCATGCTAATTTCTCCTGGAGTCGGGTTTGGCCCCACCCCGCGGGTGCTCCATCACATCGATCTCTGTAATGAACCCGTCCTCGTTGTTCACACGCTGACGGACGTTCTTTGCGACGTAGCGCCCCCTGCCCAGCGATTGGGTCTCGGGGTAGTTCGGAACGGTCACGTCCTGCCATGGGTACACGTCTGCGTACCCAGTGGTGATGACTGTCCCCGTAGACTCTTCCTGGTAGTGCTCATCCATGAAGGATTTGGCCGCAGCGTTGACCTCGTTCTGCTTTTGGGCGTTCTTTTTCTTCTGTACCCGGTCCCGGTCAGTCACGAACAGGCTCCGGAAGTCCCCGCCATGTTGGCCCTCCTGGGACTGTTTCGTCTCGTCTCCCTTCAGACGTTCCTCCAGTACCATCGTGGCGAACTCGATACCGGACTGAGAGGCCGGGCTGCCACCGTACACCACGGTCGTGTCCTTCGTCGAGGACTGATCGCCCACCTTGACCTCTTTGATCAGATCGAGCACGTGGTCGCCCGGACGGGTCTCGCTCGACAGTACCACGACCCCGTATTCGTCGACCCACCAGTAGGCCTGAAGCCGTTCGGCGATGTCGTTGATTACGTCCACGAGACCCTTGTTGACGTACTCGTGGGTCGTCGGCTCCTCCGGTCCCCGGTAGCTACCACCTGCGTCCGCCCGAAACTCGGGTACTCCGGCCTCCTCCATCTCGTCCCGGAAGACCTTGACACTGTACTTGCGAGCGCCCTCCGTGGTCGTACTTCCGTTGAGTCGGGCCAGACCATACCTCGTGGAATAGCCCTCGATGGTATAGACAGAATCCTTGGTCCTGCTGGCCCGTACCCCGTACCCCTTGAAGACCTGATAACTGTTGATGAAGATCTCGATGTCCTCGCCAGGTTTGGGTTCAGTTCCGTTCGGAAGGAGACCCTCCACGAGACAGTGGTTCGAGTTGCCACGGGCATACATCTCGGTCTCAATGGAGATGGGTTCCATCTCCTGGTCGCCAACCTGGACTTCCACGTCGATCTCCTGGACCTCTACATCGTGACCTGTCATCCTATTAGCCCCCTGTGACCGTATAGGTCTGGCGGTCCGGTGCTGCCGAGGAGACCTCGACCATGGTCACGTCATAGTCGTACAGCCACTCGTCCAGGCCTGGGTCCCGACCGAGTACCGGGTCGATCGTCACCGTCTTCACAATGACCTCACCCGACCACTCGTACGAACGGAACTTGGTCTGATCCAACTCAAGCGTCTTCCGGAGACCCGTGGCCTCCTGTGGAGTACATACTCCCTTCACCGTGATCTGTTCGGCGTTCCGTCCGAGGTGCTGAATGACCGTGGTGTTATCGAGGATTTTGTGCTCCTTCGTGCGACTTTCCCCGTCGATAGATACCTCTGGCGTACGGAAGGTGAGTGCCACCCCACCAAGGAGGGCTGGGGTCCGACACTCTCCCCCTTCGCTCGATCCACCACCACTCCTGGCCGAAGCATTGACCATGCGACTTACCCCTCGCTTCGATCTTAAGTCGGCTGAGTCGTCTCACAGTCGGTTTGGTGCGGTCGAAAGGGGTAGGCATCCTTTCGCACCCATATCCGTGTGAGCGTCAACTGAGCGCCTCTCAGGGAAGAGGGGTTATCTGATACCCGAACCACCCTCACGGTCCTCCCGTTCGAGTTGGTTGCGGGCATCACGGAACTTGCTGCGCCTCGACCGAGCATCGTCGTCCGAATCCGTCTCGATGTTGACGTTGTAGGTCTTGTCGATCTCGACGTTCTTTTCGGTCTTGGTCGCAGTTTGTTCTTTCTTCCGTACCTGGGGTGCCTTCTTCGACCCGCCCACGGCCTTGGCCAACCCGGCAGGTTCCTCCGAACCGGAGACCTCCTGTGGCTCGACCGTGCCCTGTACGGTCCGAGCCGGTTGAGTTGCCGAGGTAAGGTCCACCCCTTTGACGGTCTCGACCACCATCCGGCCGACACGCATCGTGCTCTTGCGTGCCTGCTCCTTATTGGCCGGAACCGACTCGATGGAGCCCGACGGATCAGGTCCGCTCAGAGAGCCCTCTACGGCCGTAGAGAGCGTTCCGAGCGGATCGGTGGCCAGACCCTCGGCAACCTCCGGGCCCGATTGAGCAAGCTGTGAGCCCACCTCACGGGCCTGTGAGACGAGACCACCGAGTCCGGCGTCAGGGCCTCCTATCCCGCCGAGGATGGACCCGGCCTCCCGGACCTTGCCGAGTAGGGTCGTGGCGTTCTGTTTGGCCGTACCCAACATGTTTTGGCCGGGAACCGGCATCTCGAAGCCCGAGAAGACCGACTTGGCCGAATCGAGGGCCCCCTGGAGGGCACCCGCCTTCCGTCGGCCGGAGTCGATCTCGCCAGTCCCGATGTCGCCCAGGTGGGCCTCCGTGATAACATCTACCAGATTACTGATCCGGTCGAGCAGCACGTCGACCTGGCTCCCGCCCTCCGGCTGCACCTCGGCCTTTAACTCTCCACCGGCCTCTTTGGCCTTCCGGATCTCCTCTTTGGCCCGACGAGCACCATCGGCCCCCATCTGGCCTACCTCGGTGTCCCTGGCCTTCTGTTTGATTCCATCTACCTCCTCTTTGGCCGCACGGGCACCCTCGGCCAGATCTCCCTTCAATTCGACCGTAGCGGCCTCCAGGGTGATGTCCGAGGCCTTATCCTTGGCCTTATCGGCAACCTTTCCGGCCTCCTCGGCTGCCTTCTTGCCGGACTCCTTGGCACCACCCAGGTCCACATCGGGGGTGACCGAGTTCCAGATCCCCTCGGCCTTGCCCGCTGCGTCCCCAGCCAGGTCCTTCGCGCTATCGAGGGCATCGCCTGCTGCCTCACCGGCCTCGTTGGCCACGTCCTTGCCCTTCTGTATGGCGTCACCGGCCAGGTCCTTCCCACCTTCCCAGAGTTCCCCGGCACTCTTGCCGAGTCCCTCCGCAACCTTCTTGCCTGCCTCCACGGCTTTTACGCCCATATCGAGGAACGCCTGTGCTCCGTCCGCAACCGTCCCCGCAAGGTCCGAGACGAGATCGGAGGCCCCGCCGAGTAGACCAGCGAACAGCGAGAAGGGTGCAGCCAACGTCTCCAGGATCGAACCGATCGTCTTCAGGCTCTCGCTCAAGGTGTTGCCCGTGAGGGCCTCCACGAGCCCCTCGACCATACCCGTGATCCAGCCGAGGAACTCGCCGGCTGCCTCGATCGGGTTCTTGATGAACTTGAAGAGGGCAGCCAGGGTGTCCAGGCCCCATACGACCGGTTCGAGCACGACTCCGAACTTACCCATCCGGTCCTGGAGGTTCCGGATGTAGCCCTTTACGTCGCTAATGATCCCCATCAGCATATCGAACTTCGTGTGGACCAACACGATTAGTCCGACCAGAACGGCGATGATTGCCGTCACAGGGTTGATGGCTGCAACCAGACTTGCCACCTTGGTGGCCACCGCGCCAAGGGTGCCGGCCAACCCGGAGAGTCCGCCCACAGCGGTCCATACATAGCTTCCGAGGGTGAACAGCCACTTTCCGAGATAGAGAACTCTGCTCGCAAGACCAAGGGCCAGCCTACCCACATACTTGACGGGTCCTGCCAGACGGCCCAGTGCGGCCCCAGCAGCCTTGACTGGCTTCGCAAGGTACCCGACGGCCCGACCCAGGTATCGTACCATCGTACCCAGGCTTTTTACGGGTACACCGAGCCACCCCAAAAAGCCCACGAGTCCACTCACTGCGGCCCCCACGAGCTTGACGTAGCTAAAGATGAGGGCCACTGCGGTCGCAATCGCAAAGAGGGATTTGGCCGGCTCGGCGAGCACGCCCAGAAGCTGGTCCACTCCAGGCATATTGGCGATCTTTCCGAGCAGATCGAGCCACAGGTTACCGACGATGAAGGCATAGGTCATGCCCTCGATGAGGGCCTCCAGTGCGGGCAGAAGGACCCCCATCATGGTCGAGCCGAACTCCCCGGACTCCCGTATCATCGGGCCAAGGGTCTGGAGGAACTTCGCCAGGGGTGGGGTCAGATCCTCGGCCAGGTCGGTGGTACCCTCGATGATTCCAGGCAGACGACGACCGAGTGCGACCAGAAGGTCACCGAGTACGGGGAGAAGGGTCTTCACCGAGTACTTGAAGGCGTCCATGGTCTCGGCCAGACCCGACTCGTCTCCACTCTCGATGGCCTTCGAGATCGTTTCGAGGAAGTCCTTGGTCTCTTCGAGGGCGATTATCTCGGCGAGCCCCTCCGAAACGATGTGTACCGCGTCGATCAGACCACGCAGGGCCTGAACGAACAGGGTCGTCATGTCGGTCCCATCCGAGAGGGTCGACTCCCGGAGGGGGGCCATTGCGTCGTATAAGGCGTTCTTTACGGCCTTACCCAGGGCCTTGGTGGCGTCCATCCGGTTGTTGATGCCGGCGAACTGGCCCTGGATGCTCTCGGTCATCCCGAGGAATCCGGCGATACCCATGCCCGCAAGGGCCCCACCGGCACCGAGTGCAGCAAAGAGGAACCCACCGAGGGCTGCGGTCGCAGCCGAGATGAGTGCGATGAGAGGCGGGAACACCGTGATAAGGGTGGACAGTTGGGTGGTGAACGGACCCATCGAGAACGAGGTCGTAGACAGTTTCTCGTTGAGGTTACCCAGTATCCCCATGGTCTTTTTCATCTTACGGTTCGAGTCCTCCGACTGGTCCTCGACCGATTTCAGTCCCCGACGGACCCTGGTCAGGCCATCGAAGAACCCGTCGGCCTCGGTGGTGGCCCTATAGAGAGTGGCAATAAACCTCGAAAAGGACTTGTTGTTGTCGTCCGTACGTTCCTCGACTGCACCCAGACGACTCCGAGTGTCCCGCATCCGTGCGTTGAACTCCTCGAAGTTATCGTTTGCGAGGGCCACCTTCATCGCCTTCTTGTCGAAGGTGGCGTTGTTCTTTTCAGCGACCTCCTCCAGGTCCTCTATGGCCTTTTCGGCCGCACGGATATTTGATACGTTCTCGAAGCCGCCTGCGCCCATACTGATCTGGGTTCCGACCTGATCCTCGTCCGCTTTGGACGGTAGCTCGGCGACAGGTTCTTTCCGATTCAGATCGCTCTGTGCGGCCTGAATACGCTCCATCGCCCGTAAGGTACTCTCGCTTTCCGTCCCGACGCCTTCCAGTTGTTCCTCGGTCATCCCGAGGTTCCGGAGAAGTTCCTTGTTGGAATCCAACAGTTCCCGTTCCGACTGTTTGAGGGAATCCAGTCCGTCCCCAGTGGCCTGGGACTGCTCGGACATGCGCTGGAGTCGTACCGTAGAATGATCGAGGTACTCGTCCAGGGTCTCAAATTCGGAAATACTCCGCACCGTGGACTCGGACAGTTCATCCAGGTCGACCGAAAGGGCCTGTACGGCCGACATGAGCCCCCTCTTGTCGTCGGTCGTATCGACTACCTCCTCGCCGAGTACGTCGATGTCGTCCCTGGTAGTAAGTGCGACTCTGCCGATGTCACCGATCTCGTCCTCGACCCGATCCTCCGGGTCCAGATACTGGGCGAGTACGTTCCGATCCCCCTCCAGTTCTCCCCCAAGGGCCTCGGTGATACCACGACCGAACCGCTCGCTTACCTCGTCGGTGTCTTGGGACTGTAGTACGTCACTGTCGTCCAGATTAGCCGATCGGAAGTCGTCGTCCAGGTCGTTCAGACTGGACCGTAGGTCGTTGATGCCCCCCTCGGTGTCGATCGAGCGGTTCTTCAGATCGTCCAGGTGTTCCTCGAACTCGCTTTCGGCGTCCCCAGCACGTTTGAAGTCCCGGGACATGTCGTCGAGTTCGTCACGGATGTCGCTCACTGGGTCCGTAACCTGCTCGACGACCGAAACGACGTTTTCTATCGTAAAACCTAACATTCTGGGGGAAGGGGAGAGGGTTACATCCGACCGCCGGGCATCTGGTGTGTCCCGAGTCCAGGACCCGCGTTCGAGGGATCTATATCGTCCTCGTCCACCTGGTCCTCGCCGTTCATCACGGCGGTCGCCTCGGTCATGAACTTGACCTGAAAGTCCGTGAGTTCCTTCGCGTGTGCCTCACGTTCCTCGTGGACCACCATCTCATCGGTCGGGCGACCATTTTCGTCATACTTACAGGAACAGTCCACCCGGTCGCGCTCATGGGAGTACCCGTGGAACCGACAGTCCTCTCGGTGGTAGAGCACGGGGACCTCTACCGACGGACGGAGCCCCTTGTCCAACTGGGTTACGAGTTCTCGTCCGAGGAGGGATCGTGAAAATCCGTAATGTTACCCGTCTCGGCGAATGAAAGCTCGATTACCTCCGCACCCATGGGGAACAGTACCTCGAAGTCCAGTTGCTGGACGACCTGGTTAACCTCGATGTCCGTCCATTCGGGGTGGGTGAGGGATTTCGCACAGATGTTCTCGAAGGCCTCGATCGTGGTCCCATCTACCCCTGAGAGCAGACCAGCCTCCTCTGCGTTCTCCTCGGCCTCGTCCGCGTCCTCGGATTCGGAGATGGTCTCAAGCATCTCGTCCGGCAGACGCGAGATCTCGTCGAGGAGATCCTTCCTGTTTACGACCTGAAGGGTGACGGTTAGACCCGCACCCGACTCCTCCGCGATTTGTACCTCTTTCGTGTCACGTTCGGACCCTACAACCCGATTGTAGAAGTCCATGGCTTCGACTTCTTCCATATATGTAGTATCACTTTGGTTGCACCAAAACCTGGACAGAGGTGCGACAAAACTGCGAGAAACGCACGGGCGCACCTATGTGTTGGAGCCTTAAAAGGTTTACGGTCGAAGCGACGAAAAAGAAAAGCTGTGTTAGACGCTACCCGTTGGGCAGCATCTTCTCGGCGATGAAGTCGTACGACATGCTCGTCACGTCGTCCGACGGCGAGTCCTTGCTGCGGGACTCGACCAGTACGCCCTCGAAACGGGTCGTCTTCAACCCGGGGCACTCGGTCGGATCGGTTCGGCTGTCGCCCGACTCCTTCACCACGAGAGTACCGAGGAACTTCGGCTGACCCGCCTCCTTGCAGCCCGACCCGGAGTCCTCCTCGACAGCCTGCCGGAGGTCCTCGTTGGCACCGTCGTGCTCGAACGAACCGGATGCCCGCAGACCCGTGATCGCGTTACGGGGCCACAGGGAGTCGTCAAGCTGCACATCGGCCGTCTCGGCCTCTCGATCGTACGATACGTTCGTTACGGCAAACTGCTGGCCCCCGATCTTGAACTTTCCGTCGTTACCGGTCTCGTAGGGATCGCCAGAGTTGGCCGCTGCTTGGTATACCATTGTGTGTAGTCCTGTGGTTGTTTTTACGTGTTAACCACGATGCTCACGTCGATACGCTTTGCGAGCCCGTACGGTGTGATACCGATGTCGATACCGACCGTATCCGCGCCCGCGTCGTACACATCCACGTACCAGTTGGTCTCGTCGTCCGTGTTTGGCTGGATTAGCCGGTCGTCGGCGAACCCGGACAGTTCCGACCGGATAAGGTCCTCCGCGCTCTCACGGGTGTCCTCGTCGTTGATCCTGCCGAAGATCGTGTCGCCCACGAGACGGGACATGATGATGGTCTGGTCCACGATCCGACGCCTGAAGAAGTCCCGGGGCCAGTCGCTCTCCGTGCTGGTCGAGACGTTATCCCGGAGCCGGACGGACCCCGTGTCCCGAACGGGCATGACCTGCCGATCACGCATGTCGTCGGCCTGGGCCTTCCCGAAGTTCTGGGTGAGGTCGCCCGCACCCACGTTCAGGGTGTCGTTGAACACGGGGTCGTCGATCGCATTGCCCACCATTCGGCCCGCAACGGCACCCACGAACGGAACCGGGTCCGTCTTGGTACGTGCCGGTGCGTGGAGGAACATCGCGTCGTTGTCCACGTTATCCGTGTAGTTCGACACGTCGTAGTGCGGGTAGCCCGATTCGAGGTAGGCCACATCGTCCGTGTCCCCATTGGGTTCCGCGCCTGCTACGCCCATAACCAGTTGGTACTGGGACCGAAGCTCGTTCACCTTCCCGCTGAGGGTGCTGGCCACGCTCTCACTGTCCGAGATCGCACCGTAAAGGCCCGTCTCCGTGTCATTGACGGTCTTATCGGCCGAATCAAAGGCCGTGGCGTAGTCCTCGTACTCGTACTGGAACTCATAGTCCGAGGAACTGTCGGCCGCCCACTCCCCACTCTTACGGTTCAATCGGACCGTCTCCGAGGCCGTGGGCTGGGAGGGTGCGTCCTCATAGGTGATCTCCAGGCTCATCTGGTTCCCGCTCGTGGAGTCGGTGACGCTCACCGTGTCCTGCGAGACCGGGGTCTGAGAGATCGTACCCGAAGAGGTCCCGGCAAACGATTCGGTGTTAGAGACCGTGTTCGGCATGACCCCGTAGAGGAAGTCGATGTTCGCCCCGTTCGAGAGGGCCTCCTTCATCCCACGAGCCAGTTCCGTGTCCTGGCCGAACTTGCGGTCGATGTCCGCCCGCGAGAGGATCGTGGTCGGGGTGTTTACTGCTGCGCTTCCGTTCGCCGAGTCTCCCCGTCCGAACAGAACGAGAGTCTGTTCTCGTCCGATTTCGATGTTGGTGATAGCCCCACCCGTGACGTTTACCTTTACGCCAGGGAAGCTACCGAATGTCGTTGTGCTTGGCATGTTGTTGTGTCCTGTTATAGGTTAGATTCCATCGTCTACTGCATCCATAGTCCTTCAACGTCACCGTTGTCCAGTTCCCACGTGAAACCACCCATCTCCGAGACCGACTCGTCGAACTCGATCGTGTCGATGTACGGCACCTCGCCATACAGTTCGACGGTATCCGTCAACTCGCCGTACTGAACGGTGACCTCCTGGGTCCAACGGCGAAGGTTCGGAGACATCGCAAAGTCGTGTGCCGGCATCGAGGTACCGAGAGCGAATCGGCGAACCAGGCACATTTCCTCCGCAGTCGACGGATCGGGTGTGGACGGAAGATGGTCCATCTCCCAGTCGATCCGTCCCCGCTGCCGTACATAGTCGTCGTAGGGCTTCAGGGCAGTCCGTACGCTCTCGGCCACCCCGTTCATCCGGACGGGGGAACCCTCCGCCGTCCAGACGTTCACCTCGGCCTGCATCTCGTACCGGTTCTCGTAGAGGTAGCCGACCTCGTTTCCATCCTCGTCTTCGATCATCCCCACAAGGTCATCGTTGAGGTTGGTAAGGCGGTCCACCCGAGTTGGACGGATCTCCAGTGCGGGCGGATTGATATACGGTTGTGCCTCACTGGAGTCGATCTCCCCGACGAAATAGGTGAGGTTCGAGGGTACCGAGACGTTGTTGTCGGACCTGCTGTCTGAGATCCGAATCGCGTTCTCGATTCCTTCGAGGACCTGATATTCTGTCGGCATGACTCAGTAGTCCCCAAACCCATCTTCGAGTGTCTCACCCAGTTCGGTTACCACCCGACCGCGACGGGTGCCCTGGGTCTCTCTCACCGAGTCCCGGAGGAAGTACTTCCCCTCGACACCGGGATGTGTTACCACCCGACGGAACACCGTGCGTCCCTTCTTGGCCCAGTAGAACCGGAGCCACTCTCCGTTCTTGGGCGTAATCGGATAGTTCTTCTTCCGGGTCCCGTACTCTTGTACCGGCGCATACTCTTTGGGTGAGCCAATCGAGGCCCGGTATCGGCCGGCCTCCCAGCCCTTTTCGTCCACACCAATGGAGGCTGCGAGCGCACCCGTGTCCTTGGGGGCCAACGTCCGTGCAAGTGGGAGCGCGTCCCGGTACATGGATTCGTCCATACCCGACTCGATTGCGCCACGAACCGTCTCCTCGTCCGCACCCTTTCCCCTCTCCAGCACCTCGTCAAGGGAGTCGACCACATCATCGAGTTCTCGTGCGATCTCACGGTATCCATTTCTGCTCATAGGTGGTTCAGGTTCGGGGGACCGCTCGGGGTACGGTTGTTGACGGTCGTCGTGTAGTTGTCGACGCCCCCATCTTCGACAGTGGACTCGCGTATGGACCGACGAAGGGACTTGTAGTTTTCGAGGTAGGTCGAGGAGTACCGCACGAGCGATCCTCCCTCGCCCACCATGTCCCCTATGGACACATCGTCGGGTTCCTCCGCAGCAGCCGTCAGGATGTGCGAGGCGAGGTTCATCACTGCGTTCCGATGGTGCTTGGTGGGTTCGACCAGTGCGTCCCCATCGTTGAAGTCCAACTCGACCTTCGACTCCGCATAGAAGAGGGCCTTCCTCTTCTGGGTCTCGTCGTAGTCGTTTTCGGACTGGTCGGCGTCCGCGCCCGGTCCGCTCAGGGGCACGTCACCGATTCCGGCATAGGAGGGCTGGTAGCTGCCCGACACGGACTGTATTACCGTCTGATCGGGCTCGGTGTCCATTACGTCCTCCTTCGATCCGTCCCAGTCCGGTGTCATGATGGAATCGTAACCGTCTCAGTTAGCCCTCGACCTCGACACAGGCGTCCTCGTAGATCGAGATCCAGCCCATGCGGGTCTTGATACGGACCACATCGGTCTCGGTACGCATCTCCGTGTACTCCTCGCTCGTGATACCGGTCCGGGTGCTCTCGTACCCGTACCAGTCCGTGTCGATGATGAACGCGCCCGGAGTGGCATCGTCGCCACCGATCCGGCGGGAGTCCGCCTCGATCACGTCGAGGTTTGCGATCTGGCCGATCTGACCGGTCCGAAGGATCTCGTCACCCATGTCGGTCGCGTGAATAAAGTTCGCGTCCGTCAGGAGGTCAGCCGAAGCCTCCAGATCGACGATCATGAGGTCCGGATTGTAGCTCTCCTGCTTGAGAACGTTCCGTCCGGCCACAACGTCCTGGTAGCTGAACACCTCGTCGGCATCGCCCGCAGTCGTCGGGTGGTTGTTGTTCGCAAGGACCTCGTAGGCCTCCTCGTTCAGGCGTTCCTGGAGCTTACGCCCCTGCCGGTCGACCTGCGAGGAGACGTGGTTGATGAGCGAGTCCTCCTGGCTCTCCCAGGTGAACGCGATCTCCATCCCGAACTTGTCAAATGTCAGCTTCTCGGTACCGTAGTGCTCCTGCTCGCGGGGGTACTCGTCGCCCTCACCCACGAGGGAGGGAAGACCCATGTCGTCCTCCGGGACGGGAATCTCGACCACGTTGGTCGAAACGTCCTGGGCCGGGTAGTTCATGAAGGCCTCGCGGAACTGGAGGTCCTCCTCCACCACGTCCTCCACGCGGTCCCGAATTACCGCCTGACTGATAGTATCCGAAAACGATACTTCCAATTCCTCAACGTCGAATGTGTCTTCTGCCATTAGTGAGTCCTAATAGTGTTATTTTACTTGGTGTTATCCAAGGTGAACAACGGCGTAGTCGTTGCCGTCGTCAAGTGTTCGTGCGTCCGAAAGCGCCAGCGGGTCCTTCCGATCGCCACCCGATGTGGCCACCCCCGCCGTTCCCGTCCCACCAGTGTCGCCTGCAAGCAGACGATCGCCAGTACTGACGGAACTCTCGACACGCATCTCGACCGCGCCACGAAGCTGGATCGTATCCACGTCGTAGGGGGTCGCCCCTGCGTCGCGCACGGCTGCCGCGTCGATCGCCTCGGCATCGGCTGCGCTCGCACTGCCGTCACCGTTCAGTGCGAGGCACATGCCGCGTTCCACCGAGTCGTCCACGTCCGTCGAGACCCGGTTACCGAGCCACTCGTACCGATCGCCACCGTCGCGCCCAGTCGGTTCGGTTTCCTGTAGGTTTGCCATATTAGTTACCTCCTGTCAGATCCATGTCGAGACTGTCGAGTTCGATCTCACCGTCTCGAACCCGATCGGCCGTACCGCCCCAGCCCATCTCGGAAAGCTGGTCGGCAGCCTGCTCTCGTACCTCAGCAAGCTGCTCGGCCTCGATGTCCTCGTCTTCCTCGGACACGTCACCGAGTTCCTCCTCGGACTCGGGGTTCGTGCCCTTGTACTCGGCCTCCTCCTCGTCGACCTCCTCGGTCTCCTCGACCTGCGGGTCGAGCGAGAGGTGCTCGTCCTCCTCGACCTTCTCGCGCAGTTCGAGCGGGGAGAAGCGCTCCATAAGCTCCTCGGCCGTGAAGGGACCCGTGTCCGCCAGCACGTCGGCGTGAAGCTGGCCGACCTCCTCGACCATACTCCGTTCGCGTTCACGTGCCTCGCTTTCCATCAGCACGGGGTCCTCGTGTTCTGCAAGCTCTTCTACCAGTTCCTGGCCGACCTCGTGCACCAGCTTCTGTGTGTACGCGAGGTCTTCCATGTTACCCGAGAGGTCTTCGAGACGACCGTCGAGGTCCTCGAACTGGCTCGCCTTCGTGGAGAGCGCTTCGAGGTCGTCCTCCTCGACCGCCACGTAATCCTCTGGGTTGTCCAGATCTTCGATGTTCTGTCGCATAGTGTTAAATTCTGTCTCGACCTGTACAAGGCCCAGATCGTCGGGCACCGTCGTTGCTCTCGTCCCAGGGAGAACGCCTCCCTGGAGGTCATCGAGATCCGCCACCAGGATCGACTCCTGGTCTTCCGTAGCGGAACTGTTCTCCTCACTGTCACCGGATTCGCCGTCCCAGTCCTTCCCGAACTCCTCCTCGGCTTTCTTCATGCACCAACGGTCGACCTTGTGGCCGACCTCCTCGTCGAGTCCGTCCACAGCCTGCCAGCCGTGGCCGCTGATCGCAGCCCGTAGCCCGCCAAGGGAGAGTTGTCCGTCCGGTTCGACTACCGGTACGGAGAGATCCGTGTACTTGTCAGGTGGGAAACCACTCGCGGACAGGAAGAAGTGGTCGTCCAGTTCCTCCAGGCTGTCCGTGTCGAAGTCCTTCATATCGGGTCGAGACCACTCGGCCGTGGTCGTGCCCGAGTAGCTCGGGGTGTGGTAGGAGTACGAGACCAACTCTTCTGCATCGGAATCAGTCTCACCGAGTTCGACGGGTTCGCCCTCGAAGTCGAACTCGTCCTGAAGCTCGTCTACCTCCACTTCGAGACGGTCACCCTCCTCCAGATGGGACGACTCGCCCCATTCGGCAGTGTTGGACTTCGAGGCACCCGTGAGGACCAACGAGAGGTTGTCGAACCGGAGGTCCTCGGTTACGAGCGCACCCGTCTCCGGGTCCTCCTCCAACTCCTCGGAGGGTCGGTGGTACACCCGGGCCGACACTTCGAGCCCACCCCGTTGTACCTTGCGGGCCAGGTGATCGTATTCCGGGTCGATCACGGCCTCGTAGATCACACCGACGCCTTCGAGGAAACTCGAATCGCGTACGGTGCCGACCTTCCCCTCGACCGTGTTCTCGTGGTTCTTGACGAGGGGTTGACCCGCAAGGGTATCGGCCGCCTTCTCCAACTCCTCCTCGGGCCACAGCTTACGGGTCTGGGAGGACCCGTGTGTGATGTCGCCCGAACCGAGCGCGACCCCGTGGATCACGAACTCGTCCTCTTCGGTGGCCGACAACTCAGCCGTCCCCATACCGTTCGCGTATGTTACAGTAGCCGTACTCATTCTTCTTCCATGAGGCTTTTATCCACCTCGATCACGCCCTCTGCGGCCCGATCATGCCACTCTTCCCAGGACATGGTATAGATGCGGTCCGACCCGTGCATCTTCCGGTAGGCGACGTGTCCGTTCAGATCCCCCACGACCTCACAGGAGATCCCGTCCATGTCGAACCAACAGTCCACACAGTTGTCGGGATCAACGATCGGGTCCTCGACATATTGGCCCTCGAACATGAACGTTCGGAACTCCTCGGCGTCATCCGGCGTCCCCTCGACCTCCGAGAGCGCCTGGTGTCCGATCCATACCCCTGTACCTTCCGATTCAGTTTCATTCATTGTATCACTTATCTTGTCCTCTGATGTAGACCTCGAAGGTCTCCTGGAGATCGTCGACCCGTGTCTCGATCTCGTCGATGCGACCTTTCAACGTGTCGACCTCTTCAACGAGCCCGTCGGGATGTTCGTTATCTGATTCGTTTGCCATTGGTGTAGTGTGTGCCTATCTCGTTCCGTTAGAAGCCACCGCGCCACTCTTCGGTCTTCAGTACCTCGTCCTTCAGAGCCGAGCACCACCGTTTGGCGAACCTGGGACCCTTCTTCGTACTCATCTCCCTGTTACAAGAGGACCAACTCCCACCAAGGGAGGCATAGGCCTGTAGAACCGAACTACGGTCCCATCCGTCCGGCAGGGAGTCGAATCCCGTATGGGGATCGTCTACCCCTGGAATATTCGCCAGTTCGTCGTAGCAGTCCCGAAACTCCCCGAGAGACTCGGGGTCGCCCATACGGTAGTACACCCGTGCGAGCGAGGCCGAATCGGCCTCGTCCATATCCACATCCGTTAGTTTGCCATCCTTACTGGATAGCTCCGAGGGGGGCATGGGTTTGGCCCCACCCGATTCGCGTGCGACGATATAGTACGGTTCGTCCGAAGAGGCCTCCACGGTCGTCTCTCCGTCGCCACCCGGCCAGTCGAAGTCCGAGGTGTACTTCTCTACGACCACACCCGCTTCCTCGTCATATTCAACGAGGTCCCCCTCACTGAAGGATTCGAGGTCCTCTACCTTACGACCGAGGTCCGGGTCGTACACAGCGAGCCCGTCAATACGGGAGGAAGTGAACTGCTCCGGTCCGATTCTGTAACGTTCTACCATATCAGTTCTCTTCCTCCCTATCGGGGTCGGATTCCTCGTCATCCGAGGAGGGTTCAGTAGTCTGGAAGTTCACGTCGGCCTCCTGAAGGTCCTCGATTCTGAACACCTGCCGACCTTGGCCCATAAGAGAGACCACATAGGCCGTGTTGTCCGGTGCAGCCTGAACCTCCCTGTGGGACTCGTTCTCGTTAGGCTGGATCAGGAAGTTGTGATCCATGACCCGGACCACGATACCCGGACCCTCCGGGGTCATGACCGGATCGGTCTCCTCGAACATGGTCGAGCCATGCTTCGAGAGGGAGTCGGTCTCCTTCGCCGAGACCGGGACCAGGGTACTCCGGCACCCATAGTGATATGGGGGCGCAGCCGGGAGGGGTGTGAACCCATCGTATAGCTCCTCGCCCCCCACATCGGCTTCGAGTTGGGAGGCAACGTCACGGTCCGGTCCGAAGAAGGCCCGTACCTCAGTACCCGTACAGCCGGCCAGATTACGGCACAATCGAGTCGTGTCCTCGGTGCAAGGGTTGACCACCTCGACGCCCACGATCTCCCCATGGGCCTCGTACTCCTTCAGCTTGGTCGACTCCGTGGTCTTCTTGAGTTGCATGTGTGCCACGAGTCGAGACCGACGGTCGATTTCCTCGTCCGAGAACCGTTCACGGACGGACTCTTCGATCCGGTCGAAGTCCTCCCCGTTCTGGACCCCTCGGACCACGATCTGCTGGAGGTAGTGCCGAAGGTCCTCCGTCATCTCCTCGACCGAGGCCATTGCGGACCGACTGTAGGCCTCTTTGTTCGACTCCGCCCGTACCCCGTAGTGGGTCTCGATCGGGGGCGAGTGGTACTGTTTGTTGAGGGAGTCGATCGTCCTACGGACCGTCTCCTCCATGGCCTCGTCGATCTCGGCCTGGAGTCCATGCGAGCCCTTCGCATCGGCGATCACTCGGTTCATGATGCGTTCGGACTCGATCGCCTTCTGTCGGGACGAGCCCTTTTCGTCCAGACGGTCGAGGGTCTCGTCCCGGACCTCCCTCAGATACTCGGCGATGGTGTTCTTCAGAGAGCGGGTATCCGATCGGACCGAAACATACCGTGGGTCCGCAAGTTCCTCTACTTCCTGGAGACCAGGGTCCTCTGCGTCCCAAACCGATCCCGATGGGTCCCCAGACATCTCCACGACCGGAAGGGACTCCCCTTCGTCCCCACCACCCGATACATCCACACCGGTCGCGTCCGGGGTAGCCGTATACGATCCAGGGTCACCCGGATTGTCCGTGGTCGGATCGTTGGCCCGTGGGACCACACCACCCGAGGGCGGGCCATTCGTGTCGTTCGGGCCAGCCGAGAACCGTCGGTCCGTACGGGGCCCACGCTGGCCCTGTCGGGCCTGCGGACTGTTCGACTGGTACTGGATCATGTTACGGTTGACCTCCTGGGCCTCGGGGGAGGGTTCGCCCGGACGACCCACCTTGAGGGCAACCTCGTCGGGGTCGTCCAGACCCCGCTCACGTGCGACCTCACGAAGGAGGGGTGTGAACTTCGCCTCCAGTTCCCCGCGCACGTCTTTTACCTGTCGGCGGAGACGGTTCTCCTGTGCCTCCGCACGGGCCCTGTTTACGTCCTCACCGAACGCCCCCAGGGAGAACTGGGGCATCGGGAGTCCCACCGAAATGTGGTCGATGTCGTACTTGACGGACTCGTATATGTCCGCAGTGTCGCCCGAGTGGGTTTCGAGGGACAGGTCTCCCGGAACCATCTGCTTCATGCCCGGACCGAACTTCTCGGCGTCATGATTCTCCAGGAAGTCGTCCATGTCCTCCTCGTCCCACATGTCCTCACCGTCTTCGGGACCCGCCCGGAACATCCAGAACGGGTAGGCCTTCTGTGCAATGGCCTCGTCGTTGTCCTTCAGTTTCTGCTGGAGTCCGTGTACCCGGTCCGCCACCGACTCGATTCGGGAGGTACCGAACACCTCGCCCACATCGTCGTCCCGTGTGAACTTGATGATCTCGTCGTTGGTGAAGAACACCTCGTCGCGGTTGTTCCACCGATGGAGGTCATGATCGTACTGTACGTAGGCAGCCCCCTCACCCTCATCCGTGACCGGAACCGTGTCCCGTGAGGCCCGACGACGCCTCTGCCGGCTCTCCGTGATCTCCTCGGCGTCAAGGTCAACGTCATCAGGTTTGACCAGCACGTTACTCTGAGGTTGTGTATAGACCTTGAAGGTCTCGGGATTCAATAGCTGTAGTGCGACTATCTTATCACTGTTCGAGCCCCGAACCTTCTCGACCAGTGCGGTCCCACGTACCTCGCGTTGGACCGTCACCCGTCGAAGTATCTCCGAAAAGTCCTGGCCCTCCTCCCCCCCAGTGGTGACCGACTCCGTGAGCCACTCGGTGAGTTCCGTCGCAGTCTCCTCGTTCGAGGCGACCACATACCAGCCCGGCTCGACCACCTCCTGTGAGAACGAATAAATAGAGGTACGGACGACAGAGAAGTTCTCGTAGATCCGCCAGTACTCCTCCATCTCGTCCTCCGGGGCGTGATGTTCCTCGTAGTCCCCCGAGAGGACCTCCGTTGAGGCCTTGCGGGTCGCCCTCGGCTCGGGTTCCTCGTCAGTAACGCGAAACAGTTGCGCTACCTCCTCCGTAGTTTTGGGAACCTTCATTTGGGTGTGGTGGAAAGTGGCCGAAGTGCGAGCGAAACGTCTCTATTAAAGGCGTAATAACTGACCGGGTGAGAACAGTTCACATGCTTCATAGTTCTCGAAGCGATCCCATAAACCGCGCACCAGTGGCCGCGTTCCGGGCCATTCCACGAGATCCCTCCGTATCGGCATGGTAGTTCGCCAACACGAGGGCGTCCACCAGGTCATCGCTCCCCGACCCCGCATGGATCTTGTATCGGCCCGATCGGGTCTTGTCTCCCGTCATGTTGTTCAGTTGTGTCCGTAGCTCGTCATGGTTCTGGATCGTCAGGTTGTCCTGTTCCATATCGAATTTGAGAGTTTGGTACATGTCCTGTTTCTTCGGGACCGTGAACTTGATCCCCTTCACCGAGGAGCCAATCTTGTGTTCCAGGTCCCGGACAGGACCCTTCCCGAGACCGGTCTTGTCCATCACGATCTCATCGAAGTTGTAGTTACGATCCAGGGCCTTGATACGTTCCTTGCCCTGGTGTAGTTTCATCTGCTGATGGTGTTCGATGTCGAACACGTTTCCGTCGTCGTCCATCAGTACAAGGGCCGTGTCGTCCATACCCGAGTCGGCCGGATCGACTCCGAGATAGACCTCCTCGCCCTCGAACCGTACGGGCGTACCGTCCTCGGTTCCGACCACATCCCGTACCAGGTCCGGGTCGAAGAAGTTATCCGCCTCGGGGACGAACTTGCCCTCGACCTCCTGCTGGATAGTCGCGTGAGACTTGCCCTCTTTGAACGTCTCGATCTTCTCATCGGAAATCTCAGGATTGTCGTACGACGAGACGTGGACCTCGTACCAGTCAGGGTGGTTTGCTTTGTCGTAGAAATACCCGCTCTGGCCCCACGGGGTCGAACACAGGATCATGGTCCCGTCCGTCACGAACGTCATCGGTTCGAGCACGTCCTCGTAGATGGTGTCGTCGATGAAGGCAGCCTCGTCCACGATAATGAGGTCGGCCGTGTAGTTCCGAATCTTCTGGCCGTCTCGACCCGTCGGGAGGCAGATGATCCGTGAGCCGTTATCGAACTCCATCATGGTGGCAGTGTCCCGGGTGACCCCCCAGTCGTCCTCCGTGAAGTTCGACATGGACATCTCCTTTTTCACCTGGGCGAACAGTTCCGAGGACTGGCGCTGGGCATCCGCCGTAATCAGCACGTCTACATCCGAATTGGTGACTGCCTGGTGCAGCCCGATCCAGGAGGCTACACGGGACTTACCGACCTGTCGGCCCGCACGAAAGACCTTGCGGTCCGAGTCGGCGTCCATTATGTCCTCCTGGTACCAGAAGGGGTCCGCACCTACCACGCTCTTGACGAACGCCGAGGGTTTGTTCCGCAGCGTGCCCTCGTCAGGGGAATCAGTTTGGGTCGACATGAGAGAAGCCCGAGTACGCCCGCATCTGCTCGATACGGTACGAGGACCTCGGCCTCGCCAGCAAGACCGTGCCGTCGCCCGGGGCCACCTCTCCGAACCGATCGAGCACCCCAGGGGGCACAGCGATCGAGTCGATCGGCACGCCCTCAGCCGGATGTAGCTCGAAGTGGGTATCGTTGTACTTTACGGTAATCGGTATCTCCCGACCCCCGTACACGTCCTCCCGAAGATACCGGTAGAAGGCGGGCTCCACCGATGGCCGACGCACGTTCCCGTCGGGTTCGAGGTACACGTCCTCCACGAGGTAGTACCCTCCGGAGAACTCCGTTACTTTCGGAAGCACTATTCTCCACCACCCGATAGTTTCTGTGCGAGGGACTCAGTGGCCTCGGCCTGCTGGGACTCCGGGTCCTCCAGTACCCCGAGGTCCTTCAACATGGTCATGTTAGTCCGTGCCATGCGGTCGTATACCAGGTTCATCGGACTCTCCACGGCCTCGTCGCCCACATAGTTGCCCTCGGCGTCATAGGAGGGCTCGTACTCCACGAGGTCGTTCTCGTCCTCGGCAAAGTAGTTGTTCGCTCGCCACATCTTATGCTCGTCGACCGCCACCTGGAACAGCTTGTTGACCTTGGCGTCGTTGTCCCGCGTGAAGGGAGCGTTCTCGACCCAGGAGTCCACCATACCGTCGATCCACCGTTTGTCCTCGTTCGAGACCGACTGGTAGTAGTTCCCGCGCTGTGCGTACAGACCGTGCTTCATCGCATTACCACCCGAAGAGTTCTTCCCTCCCCGTGAACGGTCCTCCTCGTCAAACGAATCTTCCGGCCCGTCATGGATGTAACAACGACCACTGTCGGTCGCACGCGAGGGGAACTTCTCGCAGTGTCCCTGGACCTCCATGGTAGACCACTTCATATATGGCGGCCAGTCGTCATCGTCCGGCCGGAACCGGAGCCGTTCGCCGTCATCCAGTTCGATGTCCGAAACCACCCAGTCCTCCCATCGGTACTCACGGGCCTCCTGGTACTCCGGTTCTACCTCGACCCGTTCGAGTTTGCCGGGTTCCTCGGCCTCCTCCTGGTCGACCATCCACATCCGCTCGATCTCCTCCTCGGTCCAGGGCACACTACTGTTCACGTCGGTCGAATAGACCTCAATTCCGACGCGATCCCTACACTTCGCACCGCACCGTCCGGGTTGTGGTTTGTCGCTTACCATTTTGTTATGAGATTTCCTGTGTATCGAAATGATCCGTGTTCCGCAGCAGATGTTGACGTGCCGTCCAGAAATCCGCCATTTTCGTCTTGTTAACCTTGCCACGTCGGGACCCATCCAGCATGTCATGGACCTGGGCCTGCTCGCGGAACCAGTCGCGGATGGTCCCCTCGAAGCTGGGGCCCTCCTCCTCGTACATTACGAGCGAGATGATACAGAGGATGACCTCCTCGTACCGCAGCCCCGCCGGGTTGTACTTCGAGAAGTCGATGTCGTTCACGATGTGGATCACCCGGTCGCGCTGATACTCGCAAAGTTCGAGTGCATTGGCGCACGTGTGCGCGAACCGTTCCTTGTTAGCGTCGAGGTTCCGGATCGACCGATCGGGCGCGTACTGGTCATCGTTCCATTTGGCCAAACGTCTGTACCGTTCGCGTTGACGGGGCGTCATGTCGACCGAAGAATCATCCGCGTAAAAGGTGGTCCGGGTGGTCGAGCGGCCATCGTTCGGGCTGTACGACATCCGGTCGTTGAAACACTGCTCTTCCGAAAGCGACCCGCTGGATGGACTGCGATCTATGGTAGCGTCACCATGGGATTCCTCCACACGAACAGGATCAGATCCAGTCGTATCAGGAGGACTGTAGTCAGACCAATTCAGATGCGTAGACATCAGCGACCGAATACCGTGGAGAAAGTTCCACGGATGTGAGCAAAGCAAAACTGTTTCGCCCGGCGATCGAACCTTTGGCCCAGAGGCACTTAAGTCTTTTGGTACAGGT